ATGGAGTGGGATCAGATGATTGGGATCAGGTCTGATGAAGGCCGGCGGGTGACCAAGATACGCGCCCGCGGGCATAGCACTGAGACTACCAAGGAAACCATGCGTATGCCTTTGGCTGACGCCGGGTACTCGGTGCAGGATGTCAATGAATTTTGGAGCAAGCAGCCATTTAATCTGGAGCTAGATACATTCAATGGCCGCACCCTAGCTGGTAACTGTGTGCTGTGCTTTCTCAAGCCGGCGGCGCAGATTCAGAGCTTGATTAGGGAAGACCCTAGTAGGGGTGTGTGGTGGGCGAAGATGGAATTGACAAGCTTGGCCAGCAAGCCGTCTGGCGCCGTGTTCCGAAGTGATCGGCCCAGTTACCAGAAGATGATGGATTTCTCTCGGGATCAGGTGGACATGTTTGATGCAAATGAGGAGGGCATAGCGTGTTTCTGTGGAGATTGATTCGGTCTTGCGAGGAGCTTGGTGTATGCCAGGCGCGCAATCCAAGGTGTAAAGGTTGCTGTAAGGCGTGAGTGGGCAACCGGGGGTTTTGTGATGAAGTTTTACCCTATTAACCGCGTCAGCTAATCGGTGGCACTTCCTTTCTGAGTCATGATAGGATTAGCTGGCACCCCGGAAAGACGGGGATTAACACGCATGGGGATTGAACACTGTACAACCCAACGATAAACTGTTTGGGTCGGGTCTACCGAATACAGTCCCCAGCCGTGTTGGATGGTTCATGTGGTTGCCGCCTCTGTGGAGTGTTTGCGCCACCTCTGGTAATTCCTCCGCAGTCTCCATCCATGTTGGTGTGAAGCATTGAAACAGAGTAGATCATGTGTGCCCACTGCACGACATGGCGAAGCTGGCGGCTAGAACTGTGGTGAAACCGTCCACCAACAACCTATAAGGACACACATGGGCTTGATGTTTCCAAAGTACACCTATTACCGGAGCAAGACCCACCTCAAGAATGTGGCATCTTTGCTCTGTCAGCACTGTGGACGGGATGGGTCAGTACAAGCGGCGCACTCTAATTGGTCGGAACACGGCAAGGGCAGAGGCATAAAGGCAAGCGATATTTACACTGCTGCACTCTGTCAAGACTGCCATCAAGAACTAGATCAAGGAAAACACTTATCCAAAGACGAGAGAAAACGCCTTTGGATAGAGGCGCACAAGAAAACCGTCTTTACAATGACGATGTTGGATTTGTGGCCCCGAGATGTTGGAATCCCGTTAGAATATGATTAACCGATGCTGGTGGTGTTTCCTCCCACAAGTGAACAGTCTGAGGCCGGGGCTTCGGCCCCTCTTTTTTAAGGGTTTATATGACCGGACTTCTTGCCCCTGCTGCTGAAATCAGCATCGAGATCAAACAAAGCAAAGCAATGGACGATGAGGGCGATTCATGCCCCGTTGCCACTCAAGATGTTGCTGAGAACTTGAAGTGTCGCCAAAAAGCGATTGACAAGGCGATGTATGGGCCGATGAACCCTAACGAACCAAACAACGACTATTGGCGCAAACTCGGTGAGGGTTGGCGGCTTTCTGCTGGTCAAGCAAAGAAATCCACTTGCGGTAACTGTGCGGCATTCATTCAGACCACTGAGATGCTGGACTGCATCGACAAGGGCATGGGTGAAGATTCAGACGCATGGGATGTGATTGAAGCGGGTGATTTGGGCTACTGTGAAGTGTTCCATTTCAAATGTGCATCAAAGCGCACTTGCTCGGCATGGATTGTTGGTGGCCCCATTACTGATGACTCCGACATGGAAGAAGATTGATGGGTGGCTTGCTCGACATTGACGAACCAACAAACTTGCTCCAACTTAATGAGTTGGATGCTCTTGTTGATCGGTATGGTGTACGCAAGCCATATAAATCAGAAATCAATTTCTTTGTTGATCGTCCGGAAGTTGCAGGGATGGCATCTGAGGACAATAAAATTGTCTTAAATCCTTACAGTAAGAACAGCCCCGAACAGCAGAGATATGTCGCGCAAAATGAAGCATTGCGTTTGTTCATGACACAAAACAACTTTGTGCCGAATTTCAGCTTGACTAAAGAGCAAAAAAACTTTTTTAAAAATACCGAGTACGCGCAAGACGAAGATGCGGCAAAACAATCAATAATTGCGCGATACTTGACAAATGACCCGTCAATGCAAAACATAACGCAAGATCAAAGTTCGTACGCAAAAAAATTGCTTGATATGCTAAAAAAAGGAGTAGCAGAATGATGAAAGTCTCAGACGCAATGCAAAAGAAGATCGGCAAGGTTATGGGCGAATACAAGCGCGGTGACTTGCACAGCGGTAAGGGCGGCAAAGTCGTAAAGAACCGAGATCAAGCACTTGCGATCAGCTTGAGTGAGGCTGCAAAGGTAATGCGTAAACGCATGAAATGATTAAGCGCGGCAAAGAGTCCTTCTCGGGGTACAACGCCCCAAAGAAAACCCCATCTCACCCTACTAAAAGTCATGCTGTGCTGGCAAAGAGTGGGGATGAGGTGAAGCTGATTCGTTTTGGTCAGCAGGGCGTAAAAGGCTCTCCGGACGGGACAAAGCGAAACGAAGCATTCAAAGCCCGACACGCTGAGAACATCGAAAAGGGCAAGATGAGTGCGGCATATTGGGCCAACAAAGTAAAGTGGTGATGGCATGGACTACATCCGACCGACCCCGAGAAACCCCATTTATGGGCTATTGGCTGACCAACTAGAAAAGCTGTACTCACCGACCCAAACGCAACAAATGCAAGGGTTGATGAAGTTTTTGATGGTTCCGGAAGTGTCAAAGACAATGAATCTGTTGGCCTACGGGGAACCACTGACAACGGGTGCGGGTGGTATTGGCGGCACTACGATGATAAAGCCGGAAGTTTTGGATGCGGCTATGGCTGTGGCTCCATTGGCTCCGGTAGCTGGACGGGCGGCAAGGGGTACGGCTCGGATGGTCGGGCAAGAGATGGCAGACCGATTGACTACGGGTCGATCAATGCTTCCGAGTTTGCTTGCAGAACCAAAGTCTGCAATGTTTGCTGTGGAACCAAACGCACCGCGAATAAATATAAACAAAGGAATCTACAAAGACGAACTGACAATGGAGGAGATGTTAAAAGTCAAAGACATTCCTACTGTTGATCGGGTAAGGCAATCAATTGACCTTGTTGGTGAAAAAGAGTTTGAAAACTTAGTAAATGCTCAATTTAAGAAATACAAGCCAACAGATCAAGACCAAGAGGCAATGCTTGTTGAATCTGTAACATTACAAATTCTTGGAAAAGCACAAAGATCGCCATACCCCCAACAAGCGGCACTAGACACGGCACAAAGAAACGCAGCACTGCCAATCGAGGAGGGTGGATTAGGTTTGCTATCTACCAATACGCCGAAAATGAGAGCAGAGGCAATGGGTGCTATTGACTATTTGCATGGTACTGAACGCTTAGACAGATTGCTTGCTGGCAAATCCTTTGATGCTAGAAAGGCTACATCTGGGCCAATGCCGTATGGAACCAACACGCCATCAATGGCTTCAAGTTACGCCATGAACAAGGCAGATACATCACTTGCAATGGGCAATGAGGGTAATCTTGCTGATTATTTTCAAGTGCTGCCAAAAACAATGGGCGAGAGAGGAAAAACGCCAATCAATGTTGAGAATGTTTGGTACAGGCTTTCGCCCGAGAAGAAATCAGAAATACTTGATAAAGCAAGTCGCATTGGGTACGCAAATCCCGAAGAAGCAACGGGTGGTTTAGTTATACATTCGACAAGTGAAGGAATGCCCTATTCCAAAAGCCATTGGGAGTATGTATTAAACAAAGAGTCAAAGGGTAATCCTCTCACAGCACTAAGGAAAACATTTGCTGAAAGCGGAATGCTTGACGCTTATGCTCCGAGTGAACTTGCTGACATTTATAAATTAGTTGGGTTCCCATACGAAATTACACAAACCAATGCCCCTTGGACAAGTGCAAAGGGTGTGTTTACTGGGAAGGCGATGATAAGCAACCCACTAAACACATCTGATACAGCAACATTGCAAGAGACTGTTATCCCATTTTTGAAAGAGCAATTCAAAAACGACCGAACAAGAGTTAAAACGGGTGGTGTTGACCAATGGGACAAAAACACACGGTTTACGCCAAAACAATGGGTTGACCAATTAGAAAATGACTTATCAAAAGGCGAAAATTCATTTGTTTGGACTTCAATCCCCGATAAGGTAACAGGCCAATTAGAGAAGTTGGGGTTCAATGGGATTTTGGATGTTGGCGGGAAAATGGGTGGTGAAGCGCATCAAGTCGTTATCCCATTCAAGCCGGAACAGTTGAGATCACAATTCGCAGCATTTGACCCAATGCGCCGGAACGAAGCCGACATTCTTGCTGGACTATTACCCGCAAGCCTACTGGCAGACCCCGAAACACGCCGCAAGCTAGATGAGGAACTCAGTCTGCTATATACTAAGTAATACCAACAAACCAAAAGGAATTGGTAATGCAAAAGCAAACTATACTAACTATAGTAGCCAAAGATAGCAAGGGTGCTATATGAGTGGCGGAAGAATGGGCGGTAGGGCCGCTGGAACGCCCAACAAGGCCACATCTGAGGCAAGACAAGCCATAGCTACCTTTGTAGATGGAAACGCTTGGCGGCTCTCTATTTGGCTCGACAAGGTAGCAGAGGGCGACCCCGAGCATGACATAAAGCCAAACCCCGCAAAGGCATTTGAGTTATTCCAATCAGTGGTGGAGTATCACATTCCAAAGCTGGCAAGGACAGAACACGCCGGAGACGCGAACAATCCCATTGAAATGAAAGTCACATGGGCGCAACCGAACAATCCATCGTAATCCCATACAGCCCGAGAAAAGAGCAATTGCAGATTCACACTCTGCTAGACGCTAAACGGTTCGGGGTGGTGGTGGCCCATCGAAGGATGGGAAAGACTGTATCAGCGATCAACCATCTGATTAAAGATGCGGTGAACAACCAAAAGGAAGCACCGCGCTACGCTTACATTGCCCCGACATACGGGCAAGCAAAGCGGGTGGCATGGGACTACCTCACGAAGTACGCAAGACCGTTAGGCGGTACAGAGAACATTTCCGAGTTACGGGTGGACTTTTGGAACCGTAGGATTCAGCTATACGGGTCAGACAATCCCGATCACTGCGCGGTCAGTACTTTGATGGGGTGATTCTTGATGAGATTGGCGACCAAAACCCAAAGATATGGACAGACATAATCCGACCGGCATTGGCTGACAGACTCGGATGGAGCTTGTTTATCGGGACTCCAAAGGGCCACAATCACTTTAAAGACCTCAGAGATCGGGCAGAAACTGAGGAGGGGTGGGGAATTCTGGAGTTCAAAGCCTCCCAAACGCAAGTATTAAACGAGACCGAACTAAAGGCGGCTCGGATTGAAATGGGGGACGATAAGTACCTTCAAGAGTTTGAATGCTCGTTTACCGCAGCGGTAGAGGGCACTTAATTCGGTCAATTGCTGAACGATTTGGACGAAAAGAACCACATTCAAGAGTTTCCCCGTGATGACCTTTGTAAGACAGTCTGTGCATGGGACTTAGGAATGGGCGACTCAACCGCGATTTGGGTGGCTCAGATAGCGGGTTCAGAAATCCGGATGATCGACTTTTACGAGAACAACGGGGTAGGACTCGACAATTATGTGAATTGGTTAAGGCATAATGGATGGGACAAAGCCGAGCAAATCCTCCCACATGATGTACAAGTGCGGGAACTCGGGACGGGGAAAAGCCGACTAGAGGTTTTAACCGATGCTGGATTAAACATTCGGGTTGCCCCACGCATGGGGGTCGATGATGGCATCCAAGCGGTGCGAAGGCTTCTCCCACGATGTTGGTTCAATGTGCCAAAGGTCAAACAAGGACTAGACGCACTCAGAAACTACCGAAGGGATTACGATGAAAAGCGGAAAATCTTTTACGACCGACCACTTCATGATTGGAGTAGCCATAGTGCTGATGCTTTCCGCTATTTGGCAATCGGTCTAAACGAAACAACCGGCTGGTCAAAGATGCCCACTCAAAATGTGAAATGGATTGTGTGATGGACGAAAACAAACTCAAATCAATCATTGATGCGGAGATTTCCAACAGTCTCGGCTATTTGGAGACCGAAACCACTGAACAGCGTAGGGAAGCACTGCAAGCCTATTTGCGTCAACCATACGGCA